GGACACCGGCTTAGGTTTCCTGCTCTACAGTCCTGCTCACGACGGAGGCCACATTAAGTGGCCTCCTGTTCGTGCGGAACTCGCGATAAACCTAAGCCGGTGTCCCCACTCTCCCGGGGCCTGCGGCTACTTGGTTGTCGCATGCGGGTCGCTTTTCGGAACTGGGCTGATATTTTCTAGATGAAAGGCGCTCTTGGTCCTTATGGGCTTGGGGCGCCTGTCTTTTAAAGGTAGATTTTTGGGAGGCCGGCACTTGGAGACGTTCCTTTAGTGCCGGCACTTTAGGAACGTCTCCAAGTGCCGGCTGTGGGACGGAGGGATTCCGCGTCCGCCTTTTCGGCGGCCGCGCCCCGCTGCGTCGCTTCGCTCCTTGCGTGCTGCGCTGGAAAACGCTTCGCGTTTCCTCAGCTCCGCACCCTTGCGGGTTCTCGAATCCCTCCGCTTGCCCACAAGAAGGCGCCCTGGGCCGTTATGGGCTCAGGGCGCTCAATTTTAATGGCTGGGCTGCGGAGACTTACGGCGAACACATCCATGTACGCCCTGCCCTGCGGCTTCGCCGTCGTTGGGGAGTCCCCGCGCCTTGCGCGCTAGGACCTGTACAGCCCGCGCCTGATCGCCTCGGCGATTGCCTTGTTCGTGTTGGTGCCGTGGTAGCCGTCGGCCCCGTCCGGGCCGCACGAGATACCGTGGGCGATCAGCCATTGCTGGTGCCTCTTGATGGTACCGCTATTCATCTGGCGTGCCTGCACGCCGCAGAACTCGGGGTAGACCTTGCAGCCCACCTTCTTCTGCAGCGCCAGCACCATGTCCGAGCCGACGCCCTTGCCCGTCTTCGCCCATTCCACGCCGCCGTCGGTGGCCCAGAAGTGGGCCTTGTTGGCGAGCCACTGGCCGGAGACCACGCCGTCCACGGTCGTGCCGAGCTGCCTCTGGATGGCGCGGGCGAACTTCGGGCCCCAGTAGCGAACGTCGCCGAGGTCGGGGTCGGTGTGGTCTGCCACCTCCGTGTTCGACCCGGATAGCGTCTTGCCGTCGTTCAGCCAGTACAGCGTGCCGTCCCACGGGTAGCTGTAGTACGGCTTGATGTTGCTCTCGCGCCCAGTCTGGTCGCCCTTGGTGCCGCTGATCGTGCCCTTCTCGCTGATGCTGAACTGCGCCAGCAGGTCGCCGCGAGCGGAGCCGTAGGGCGAGACGCACACGGCGGTGTGGCAGCGCTTGTTGATGTAGATGTCTCCGCGTCGAGCGGACTTGACGCCCATCTTGCGCCATCCGAATAAACCAGTTTTCAGCAGCTGCTCGACCATGTTGCCGGTGTAGCTGGCGCCGTAGGTGTTGACGCCGACGGCGCGCAACGCGGTGATCACCGCCGAGCTGCAGTCCCGGTCGCCGCCCGCGACGGTCACGGTGGTGCCGTCGGACAGCGTGACGGTCTCCGTGGTGCCGTCTCCCATGCGGGTGTACTGCGAGTAGCCGTGGCCGCTGCCGCCGTCATGGGTGACGAGGTGCTCCATGACCTGCGCGAACGCCTCGCGCTGCGTGATGGCCATGGCTAGTCCTCCTTGATGTCGCCGAGCGCCAGCAGGGCGTCCAGCCATTTGTCCGTGATGCCGACCGATTTGAAGGCCGCGTAGGCCACCTGCACGCCGCCGACAGCGGCGAAGATGGACGTGACCCACGCCGAGGGTTCGGTCGGGACGCCGCCCGACATGGCCGTGAGGGCGCCGCATCCCGCCGAGACGGCGATGGCCGTCCAGCGGGCGACGTTGCCCGTCATCGCCTTCGTCTTGATGGCCTGCACGATGTACGGCACGACCAGGACCGTGCACACCGTGAGGCCCGCCTGGATCTCATTCATTCGATTGCTCCTATCTGTCGGATTCCTTGCTGTAGATAAGGTCGACGCGGTCGCAGATGTGGTCGACCTTCTCGGCCATCCCCTGGCTCCTCGCCTGGCTGTGCGCGAGGTCCGAGTGCAGCACCTCGTTCGAGGCCACCACGGACTCCATCAGCGTCTTCATGGCCTCCATGAGGCTGTTGGACCTCTCCATCTGCGCCGCGATGCGGCCCTCCATCTGCGAGCGCTCGCGGTCGCGCTGCGCCCTCTCGGCCACCTCCTCCTGCTTGCGCTCCTCGCGCTTCAGGTCCAGGGCGCCCTTGCGCTCGTTCTGCTTCTTGTACTCGTCCAGAAACTGGCGGCCGAAGTAGAACGCTATGAGGCCGAGCAGGACGCCGCCGAGCCATTCCGGGCCGAACGGCGCAAACAGGCTCAGTACCTCCACGGCCTACTCCTCCTTGGACGCGATGATGGCGTCGCGCTCTCGCTTGGTGATCTTGCCGGCAGCCAGCAGCTGCTCCAGGCTCTCGTCGTTGTAGAAGCCCTTCAGGTACCACTTCTGCACGCGCTGCGCGAACTTGCTCAGCTTCACGGCCATCTACTCCACCTCCCCGGGTGCGGTCTCGTCCTCGTCGTCGATCGGCAGCTCCACGTCGACGCAGGCGGCCACCAGCTCGGTCAGCGCCTCCTGGCGCTCGACGCGGCTGGCGAGGTTCTCCTGCTCGCGCGCGGAGGCCAGGTCGTCCGGGGCCTTCTTGATGTTCAGCATCGGCTACTCCTTCCATAGTCCCTTGTACCAGGCGTCGGAGCGCCTGATCAGCCCGAAGCTGTCACCCTTGGAAGCGTGGTCGCGCCAGCCCTGGTAGCTCTCGTCGACGTCTGCGCGCATGATGCGCCCCTTGCCGCTCAGCCGCGCCATCTTCGCTATGCGGCGGCGCATGTCCTTGACGTTCGACGGCTTGACGAACATGAGGGCCTTCCCCGTGTCGGTCAGGTGGAAGTCGAAGCCCAGGAACTCGATGCCGTCGCGCAGCGGGTACACGCGCGACTTCTTGGGGTTCAGCTCGAAGCCTAGGGTATGCAGCGTGTCGCCGATGGCCGCCATGGCGCGCTCCGCCTCCTCGCGGGTGGGCAGGATGGCCACGGCGTCGTCCATGTACCTGATGTAGTTCCTGATGCCCATGAGGTCCTTGGCCATGTGGTCCAGCGGGTCCAGCACGCTGATGCCGGCGATCTGTATCATCTGGCTGCCCGGGTTGTACCCGACCTCGCCGGGGTACTGGTTGCGCATGACCGCCGTGGCCATGGCCATGATCTCGGGCGGCAGCTTGCGGGCGAACGCCGCCTCCGCGACGTCGTGGCGCATGTTCGGGTAGTAGCCGGCCACGTCGATCTGGCACACCCAGCCGTTCGGCCCGTGCCTGCGGTAGTGGCGCCGCATGAACTCCTTCAGCCTCTCGCGGGCGTAGTCGGTGCCCTTGTCCTTCTGGCACGCCGCGTTGTCCTTGATGAAGCCGTGCACCATGCGGGGGTAGATGCTGTTGTCGTTGAGGCTTCGCTGGAACACGCGGTCGGCGAAGCCCACGCTCATGATGGTGCGGCGCTTCGGCCTCGTTATGTCGAACCCGCGCGTCTTGCCGCAGCGGAACGTGCCGTCCTGCAGCTTGCGGCTCATGGCCAGCGTGCGCTCGGACAGGTTGAGCATATAGCTGGCGGTGCTGTCCTTCCACATGACGCCGTGGCGGCACTTCTTGGCGCTCTCCCTCAAAGCGAGGAACCCGACGACGCCGTTAAGCTCGCCGGGTTCCAGTTGTGGGTGGGGTCCGGGGCGCACTGCAGCCGACCGCGTTCCAGCCGCGTCGGCGTCGCCCCGGCGTTGTTCGGCCCTCTCGGGCTCGGGGTCGCGGTTCCCCGCACCGGTTTCGCCCCGCTCCGCGGCTGCGCCGTGGGCTTCGGTGGGGCTTGCGCCGGTTCGGTCGGGAGCGCAGCGATTGCCGTTCTGCGCGTTGTTGTTGTTGACGTTGCCGGACGAGTTCACGATGAACGTGTTATTGCCGTTGTTGCGATTAGCGGAACGCGTCCAGACGTTCTGTTCAGCCGCGGCCCCAGCTATCACAGACGCCCGTATCTCTTGGCGTCGGATGCCCTCCATGCGGCGATCTCCTCGCGGAGGTCGACCGCCATGCCCGTCCAGTAGACGGCTCGGCGCTCTGTCAGGTGCATTACGTCCCATGCGAGGTCGATAAGGAACAGCAGCTCGCGGCAGCACGTCATGGCCATGTCCTGCAGGCGCCGGCGCTCGGCGTACAGCTGCGCGTCTTGGCGCACTCGGATGTTGTTGGCGCACCAGATGAAGCGCGCTATGTCTATCGCCGCGGCCTTTATCTTGTCCGTGACTGCCGACTGCTCCGGCTTGAACACCTTCTCGTTGGCCGTGATCTTCAGCACGTACTCGACGAGGTCGCAGGCGTCCACGAACACCTTCAGCTTGCTCTTCTTCCTCAGTCTCCTGGGTACAGACAAGGCGGTCTCCTATCGGTAGTGGGGCGGGCGGTGGCCCGCCCCGGATGGTCGTTGATGATTAGATGGCGCGGGCGGGAGCGCAGCGATAGCCGTACTGCGCGCCGTTGCCGCCGACGGAGCCGGACGAGTACACGATGAACGTGGTATAGCCGTTGGTGCGAGTAGCGGAACGCGTCCAGACGCCCTGCGGGCTGGTCTTGCCGTTGATGGCGTAGGTGATCAGCTGCGTCCACGTCTGCCACAGCGCCAGCGGCGTCGGGGACTGCGCGATGCGCGCCCAGTACTCCCAGGCCTCGCCCTCCTTGCCCTTCATGCCGGACTCGTTGAGCGCCAGGAAGTGCTCCTCCAGGCTCGGCAGGAACACGAGGTCGTAGGTGGTGTCCAGCACCGGCTCGTTGGCGGTGCCCTCCTCGCAGTAGGGCACGCCGGTGACGACCTTCACGCGGCGCATGACGGCCAGCTCCTCGGCGGGGATGCCGTCCAGGAAGCCGTGCTTGCCGACGTACTCGGGCGGGCGGTCCCACTTGTTCTGGGGCTTCCACCAGTTCGTGCCCTTGCCGTTGAGATACTGGCGCAGCGCGGACTGCGCCCAGCGGTTGTAGCCGTAGGCGCAGCGGTAGATGCTGTTCATGTTGCCGTCCGGCTTGACGCCGATGGTGCCCAGGCTCGTGCCCTGCGCGCCCTCGCTCATGCCCACCGTCTCGATGGGGCTGGCGTCGGCGACGGTCTTGTAGGACTTGACCTGCCACGTGCCCGGGTCGCGGTCCGGCGCGTACTCCATGCCGGCCAGCACGCCGCCCTTGGGTACGTCCTTGGCGAGCGTGAACTGGTAGGTCTTGCCCTTGACCACGTTGGTGCCCCACGAGGTGCCCATGGTCAGGTTGTAGGTGCCGGCCGCCAGCGCGGTCTCGCAGTACCAGAAGGCCTCCTTCTGGTCGAACTGCGTGCCGAACGGCAGCGTGTGGTGCCATTCGATGATGATGCCGGGCAGCTTCTCGCCGTCCTGCAGCTCCAGAGCCTCCGGAAAGTGGCACACGTCGTTGGCCACGTCGTAGGCGGTGCCGCCGTCCGGGTCGGTCCACTTGGAGGTGATCTGGTCGCCGATGCCGAGCACGTAGCGCCCCAGGCCGTCGCGGCTCATGCGCGCCAGGCCGTCCCAGTCCGTCTTCAGCGCCGCCACCTTGTCGTGCGCCATCGCCTGCAGCGCGCCCGCGATGGCGCGGCCCGTGTCGTCGGTGATGACCGGGTACTCGACGATGCTGTCGTTCTCTGCCATGTTCTAGCCCTTCCTCTTTACTCTCACGGCCACGCAAAGCTGGCCCTTGCTGTTGACGCACAGGCCGTTGGTGAGCGCCAGCACGTCGCGCTCCCACTCGGCCATCTTCCGGCTGTAGTTGCTGGCGCGCTCGGCCTCGGCCATCACGCGCTCCGCCTCCTTCGCCACGCGCGCCTGCTCCTGCGCCGTCGCGGTCTCCGTGATGGACGTGCAGGCGTTGATGGCGGCGGTGGCCTGGCGGGTGATCTCGTCGGCGTTGGCGGCCATCTCGGTCGACTGCTCGATGATGCGGTCGAGCATGGGCACGTAGGCGCCGGTGACGGCGTCGGTCAGGTCCACGTTGTCCAGCACCTCGATGCGCAGGCTGTTGGTGGAGCCCGTGAAGTCGCGGCCGACGATGCGGAAGTAGGCCATGGTCACGGAGCCGCGCACGGCCGCCACGGCGTCGGGGAAGCGGTAGGTGAACTGGCCGCCCTGCCCCTTGTCGACCACCTCCTCCATGATGGGGAAGCCGCCGGCGTTCTCAGCCATGAACGAGACGGTGCAGTCCGTGAGGTCCAGCGCCACGCCGTCGTCCATGATCTGGAACGTGCGCTGGAGGCTCCGCGAGTCGCCGCGGCGCGCCCTCAGCGCGATGACTGGCATGAACTGGGTGCTGGACTTCTGCAGGTCCAGCGTCAGAATCTCGCGCATGCCGTTCCTTTCTCTCTATCCGATAATCCCGAGCACGACGCAGCCCGCGGGCATGACCAGGACGAGCGCCGTGTCGCCGGCCTTCGGCGAGCACGACGCCAGCTTGCTGCACGGCGTCGGCTCGGTCGAGCCGCGCAGCCTCACGTTCACGGTGGAGCCCTCGACGGACAGCACCGGCGCGCGCGTGTGGTAGTCGGCGGCCGCCCGGTCCGGCCACAGCGCGGCGGCCAGCCGGTCCGCCAGCTCTCCGCTAGGCGTCATTCCTCCACACCACCTCTCCAGCAGTCGTCACCTTGAAGTCCGGGCGCAGCAGGCGCCGCATGGTGTGCGTGGTCTCGCCGCCCAGCCCGAACTCGACGTCCTTGGCGGTGATGCCGCCCAGCTGCTCGACGCCGGCCTCGCGGTAGTCGAGCAGCCCGCACTCGCCGACGCGCGACGGGATGAACAGGCCGTGCACCTCCACGTAGTCGATGCGGGTGGAGTTGTCCAGCAGCCTCTTGCGCGCGGCGGCCTTCAGCGCCTCCAGCATCTTCTCGGGCGTGTCGCCGGACAGCTCGGTCACCTCGTCGTCCAGCTGGTGCTCGCGGCGGCGCGTGACGGTCGAGGCGGCGCTGCGCGGGTCGTCGTTGCGCGCCTCGGCGTACAGCCCCACGTTGTCGTCCTCGTACCACAGGCGCACCACGTTGGGCGTGTCGGCGCGGTTGTCCCTCACCGTGACGGAGGGGAAGAACACGCTGGTCTCGTCGTCCCGGAACGTCCACGACGGCGTGCGCTCCGTGGGCTCGACGTAGGGCTGCATCTGCACGGTGCCCCACGCGTCGGTGCCGGCGCTGCCGAAGTCCGCGGCGGACAGCAGCCAGTTGGCGATGCCCAGCCACTTCTCGTCGCGCTCGAACGTGTGCGCGGAGGACAGCCTGTGGGACGACGGCGCGGCGTTGACGGCGAGGCCGAGCGCGCGCAGGAAGCCGGCGGCGGTCTCCACGGTGGGCGTGCCGGCGGGCAGCGTGAGCGGGTAGCCGGGGCCGGTGGAGGCCGCCACGGTGAGCATGCCGGACAGGTCGGCGCTGCCGCTCACCAGCGAGCCGTCCAGGTCGGTCTCGCCCAGCTCCAGGAAGCCGGTCACCACCGGCCCCTCCCAGCTCTCGCCGGCGTCGTCGGTGAAGCCGTAGTACACGCGCACGGCGTCGTCCTCGTCTGGCACCGTGGAGCCCTCGTAGTCGATGGAGCCGGTGGCCTTCAGCTCCTTGAACTGGCTCTCGGAGGACTTGCCGCCGGTGATCTGGCCGTAGTCCTCCGCCTCCTCCATCCCCGGCCACTTGACGCGCCGGAACGTCCAGTGCTCGTGGTAGCGGTTGCCGTGCCACCTCATAGGCCCTCACCGTCCAGCCTCGTGGCCTCCAGGCTCACGCTCCACTGGCGCTCCGCGTTGCCCAGCGACGGCGCCAGCTTGGCCGTGGCCATGAACGGGAAGACGAAGCCGTACAGCGTCTTCATCACCAGCCGCTCGCCGCTGCACACGGCGCGGTAGAACGCCAGCGCCTCCTCGCGGCTGTTCAGCGTCACGGACGCCATGTGCTTCTCGGCCACGCGGTCGGAGGACACGCCCACCGGGTAGCGCCTGCCTGCCAGGCGGAACGTGGAGAACTCGGGCTCGACGGCGATCTCGTCGGCGGGGTTGTACCTGCCGCGGGCGATGCCGCCGGACCAGTAGACGAACACGTGGCCCGAGTCGATGTGCCCCGGGAACCTCGTCTCGCGCACGGCGCCGGACGCGGCTATGCTGGCGGTCTCGTAGGCGTAGTCCGTGTTGAGCGGCGCGTACTCGTCCGTGAGCTCCGCGCCGTCGTGCAGGCCGTCGGCCAGCAGCGTGCGCACGCCGCCGACGTTGCGCCAGACGCTCGCCGACTCCATGGGC